GGTCGTTGACCCGATACATCCTGCATAGTGTCCATCACTAATGGTCTTTGTGTTATGAATGGATTCATGTCTAAACCTCTGTAATTTGACGAATTGCGCTTAATTCTGCTGTTACTACATTATCGATTTTTTTTAACAAATTGACTACTGCTTCATGTTTTTGCGGGTAATGTTTTTTGATATATTCAAACCGTTCTTTGCTGTCTGCTACATATGCCGTGCAATTCCAGCAATCTAGACTAGAATGCGACATTGATAAACGCTCGGTTATTTCAATATTTTTACTCTTTAAATACTCTAGTACATCTTGGTCTGACCATCCTAATATTGGAAAAACATATTCAACACCATCAATAACTTCACCTGACTTAATAGGATTTTTATGTGATTCAGCCTGTCGTTGACCTCGAATAACACAGGTAATGCCTAATTCTTCTACTTTTAAATGTGCTGGTATCCATTGGTTTTCAGCACAGCAATCAAAATAGGTGCGTAGTTTGATGTCTTTTTTGGTTGTAACTGCTTGTCCAATATTGCTGTAATTAACAGGCAAAACATCTACAGGATGCCCGTTTTCTTGTAATGACAAAGGTTGATTTGTGCGGATTTCTACAAAATTAGGAACATTTAATTGTTCCATGTATTCTTCAATTTCAGGAAAGTTAGCCCCAGTATTGACCCAAATAACCGTTATTTTGTCTAAATAAGCACGGTATAACTCAAGACACGCAATAGAATCTTTACCGCCTGAAAACATCAGGGCGATCTTTTCGTGGCGGTTAATAAATTCGTTCATTAGAAGAACATTGCGCCAGCCATCATGGCTGATCCACCAAGACTATAAAGTCCTGAGGTATTAGCGTTACTGCTTGCTACATCAGCATTGTAGGCATTCATAGCCGCATTACCTTGTGCTTGTGCCGCACCTAAAAGATCAGGCCCTGCCACATTTGCTTGTAATGCTGGGTTTACAAAAGTAGGTGATGTAACTTGCGCTCCTGAACGAACAGCGTTTAGGGTATTAATTGGTTCATTACGCTGGTAAGCAAGTTCAGCAAAACGAGCCGCCCTTGCACGATTACCAACATCAAAACCTTGCGTTGTTGCGCCAAGCATTAAGTCGTTTTGTTTCTGCTCAAAGTTTCTGATTGCTCGGTCATAAGCCTCAGACCCAAGCTGAATACCTTGGTTTGCTAATTGTTGCTCTAAGCGTTCCCGATTTTGTTGCATTGTAGGAGCAAGCCTACGCATATAAGCATCGGTGTAGGTTTCACTAGGGTTAATACCTAAACTTGGTAATTGGCTAGTATCAAACGGCTGAGAAATCATGTCACTTACATATTTCAAGCCTTTTTGACCTAATTCCCCTGTGCCAATACTTAAAGCATTTTGAATATCAAATAATTTTTGTTGTTCAGGTGCAAATTCTTGGGTAGCAGACCACATAGGATTGCCGTACTTATCCTCGCCAGCCATCGTATATTTAAGCGAGCCATAAGGGGTGTACTGGTTTACCCGATTGGCGGCAATATTAGCCCGTGCCGCTTCAAGGTTGCCTGCCGCTGTTTCTCTAGCCGCACCTGCGTAATCAGGTGGGGGTGGTGCGCCACCGCCTTTGCCACCGCCTAATGGGGTGCGTCTGCCTTCCCAAGTCCAGCCACTATGCTTGCTTTTCAATATGCTCATGTTTGCGTTCCTTAATCCAGCGACAATCAGCCTTGTCCATTTCAAAAACTACAATATCACCACCATCGTCATGCACCCCTTTAAATCGGTGCGCTTCCTTAAAACCTAGTTTTTGGTCATATTCGATAGCTTTTATGTTTTTGCTATTGACTATTCCAAATACTTTTTCCAAATTGCAATGGTTAAAAGGGTATTCAAATGCCGATTTTAACAATTGTTTTGGTGTATAACCACCTTTTAAATTAACCATGTGCATTTGGCAAGTCTTACCAATAAACGCTGTATAACCTACCACCCACTCAATTCTTCCGCTTTCATCAGCCCAAAATATTGCTTGTAAATCACCGCAGGGCTGTACTCCGATCTCGTTTTGTAATATTTGGGTAGCAATATTTTTTAATTCCAAAGTATTGGCTGACCAAAGCATCTACAAAACTCCACCTTTTTCCATTACATAGTCTGTACTTGCCCAGCGCACATCAATATCTTGCGATGCAATATTTAGGATAATTCCTGCCGCATAGCCAATTCCTGTTACGCCCTGCCAATTTTTAGAGATGGTATTGCCACCACCCCAATCGTAGTCATCCCATGTTGATGTATCCCAAACGCCTACGGATACTAAGGCAGGGTTAAAGCTAACCTGACCCACATTGTTTTGGGTTTCAAAATCGGTGTTTATTCCGCATAAAATGGCTGGTAAGCCGTTATCGGTAAAGAGGATAGGGCGTACCATTGTGAAGCGTTTTAACTGACCTCTAGCGTCAAAATAGCTATATGCTTGCTGGCAGGATGCTTTGATGTTTTGGTCATTATCGGACAAACCATCCCAAAACTGACCAACATAGCCATTACCGCCAAAGTACATATTCTCGTCATAGACTTCAAAGCAGGTGGCATTAATATTGGTAAAGTTAGCCCATGCTTTAGTAATGTTGTGCATGACAAACTGCTGTTGCCCACCAATAACAGGAATATTGAATATCAACATATTCTGTTTGGCGTAATAATGGATTTGCCAGCCAAATTCGGTGTTATATAGGTCTGCCGCTTGACTTACAGCGTAATAAATTTTGTCTGTGATGTTAATACGGGGGTCTAAACGACTAGACTGTAAGGCAGAAGCTAACGGCACAATACCGTCTTGGGTAATTAGCAATAAATCACCAGCAAACTTGAAAAAACAGCGTCTAGCAAAGATTTGACCCAATTGCCATACCCCAATTAATGCCCAATCGTTAGGGTCAGATGGGTCAGAACCCTTATAAACAATAGCTTCACCGTTATTTGTTACAAAAACAGCGTAATCATCGACCCCATAACCTGCATCTAGTGTCCAAGTACCCATCGCCATGATGTAGCCACCATTTCGAGCGACTCCACCAAGGTCGTATGAGGTTGCCGCACCACTAATTGCATTAGTTCCTAAGTACCAAAAACGCAGGGTGTTTTCTTCTACAAAATATAGGCGGTCTTTATGTAAATTAACATGGATCAAGTTACTAGAATCTACGCCAGTAATGAATTTAGCGACTGTATATGACCCTAATGGGCTTGCAGGGCTAGTAGCTGGGGCTGAAAGTGCCGTATATGTAAAGGTTGTACCGTTTACGACCGTGATTTTAAATGTGCCGTTGTACTGGGATGGGCTTGCGCCTGTAACGGTGACCTGATTGCCAGTAACTAAACCGTGTGCGGCACTGGTAACTAAAGTACAAGTCGTGCCTGAACTGGTTAAATTACTAATAGTCTGTGCGGTGCTGATATTGGCGTACTTAATCCAGTTTGTGCCATCATAAAGTTGGGCGGCATCTGTTCCGTTTACTGCTGTTAGAAAGTTACCACCTGCGGTAGATACATTGACATATTGCCAACGGTCGCTACCTAGACCAGTAACAGCAGAAACAGCTACACCAGCACTAGAAATGTCATAAATAACGCTACCTGCGGCCGCAAAAAACTTGCTTGTAGAACCGCCCGAATATTGCATCAGGGTATCGACCTGCCCTGTAATGCCTGTAGCGTATTGGGTGTAGCCTTTTCTTAACTGTATCTGTGATGGGGTAGGAAAGAAATTTTCTAATACCACCGCATCTAACGGGTTCATTTCAGCGACAGAATCTCTAGCATTCCACCCACCAATCGGGGCTGGAACAGAAGCGGTAGTAGCTGAAAACTTCTTAGCGACAGGCATAGTTAGCTACCATAGCCAGTGTCGGGGATATTGGCGTAACCAATAAGCACCTTGCTTGGGTACGGAGCAAACGATAGGGTAGCTGAACCCTTGTCATTCGCTTTAGCTACATTCAGATACCGCATATAGTCTTGCATCAAGGCTGTGGTATCGAATGACTTGATTTGGAAATACTTAAGTTTTGTGGCTAAAACCAAAACCGTATCGTCTAGAACGGTTGTGTCTGTGTCAGCAGTAAAGCTGTTTTTAACTGCGTTTGTGGCACTTCTAGCCCAGCCTTTTGAGCGATACTCAAAACCTAAGTATTCTTGGGTGTTATACGGTGGCCATATCTGAAACTGGTTACCCAAAATGCGCCAGCGAATGCGTGGGCCAGTCGAGATATAACCTGACTTAAGCCACTGCCATTGTTGAGCATCTTCAGGGCCAAGCATTTGCCAGTGTTTCGTCTTATCCCAGTGAGTATTGTCCGTAATGGTTTCAAAGTCAGGGGGTAAGTCGTATTTGGTCTGTGAAAAGGTAACAGTTCCACCTACGCTGGTAGCCGATGCAAGCTGGCTAACAGTTACGGTAGAACCAGCTACGCTCTCGACATAGGTATCTTGAGGAACATTAGTACCGACTACCGAGTAATTGCTGTTTAGACCCGTGACATTACCAACATTTAATAAGTCGTAAGTATTGTTGATGGTGTCGCAGGTTGTAGTAATCGCTGTGGTGTAGAAACGGTATTCAAGTTCCAAAGCTTGCCAGTCATGCTCCTTAACCAAATCAAACCCTGCACGGTTCATCAATGCTAGGACTTGTTGCACATCCTGATTGGTGTTACCTGCTACATAGGTAGGAACTGCTAAGTTTAGTTCAGCGGTTACTTGCTGGACTAATTGGAGCATGGTGTATGACATATTAAGCTTCCTCTGTGGCTACCGCTTTTTTACGGGTTTTCTTTTCACCAACAGCGGCAAGTATAGCGGCCATCTGATCCTGCATTTGTGCCAGCTTCGCATCTGTTTCTGCTTTCATTTTAGCAGTTTCCGCATCCTTTTTGGCAAGTTCTTCTTTCAAAGCGTTGATTTCTTGTTCACGCTTATCGGTTTCTGCCGCATTGGTAGCGAGATTTAAAAATGTCCTTGCCTTGTCACGGAATGCGAATGGTGACATTCCTGCCGCCATGCCCATGCGCTGTAACTGTAAGTCAGATGCGTTTGCCACAGATTCTACAGTCTTGAACTTCAATGCCCGTAGTTCTTCTGCTTGGCTTTTTGATACTAAAGGCCATTCCGAGATAGGTGTTCCGACCACTTCCTCATCGTCTGCGCCTACACGATTCATGTATTGCGCCCACTGAATAGGGAATCGTTGCTTATGGCTGTTTTGCGCATAAGTATCGATTTCGGTAAGGGTGTCACCAGCTACACAAATGTGTACAAAATCAAACTCTTTGTAAATATCTCTGCCAGCTTCTAGGGATTCTTGTTCTTGTTTAACTGCT